ACATATTGACGGCGACGCCCTTAGTAATTGCCTGGCGATAGTAGAACAGGCCCACGAAATGTATACCGCCGAATTAGTGGCGCTTACCGACGGTACCGTTAAAGGCGCCGGCGAGATAGCGAAGATAGCGGGCTGGCTAGGCGCTAACGGCGTCCACATGGCGAGCCTAGATTCCGAACACGTATCACAAGCCCTAAAGCGCGACGATTTACCGCCGAACGCTAAACGGGTTTTACAGATACGTTCCTCCCTGGGCGCGGCTAGTGTTAAAAAATTATTCGCTATCGACCGCCGACGTTCTAAAGACGGCAGACTCCGGGACCTTTTCGCGTTCTGTGGTGCGGACCGTACGGGCCGTTTCGCTGGCCGTGGGCCCCAGCCCCAAAATTTACCGAATAGCGGCCCTATGGTTAGACGCTGCGACCCGGTTAGCGGCTGCGGTAAACATTTCGGCCCCCATTTAGATAACTGTCCATGGTGCCAAGCTTCGGCCGCTTTCAGTGAGTCCGCCGAGTGGTGTATCGAAGCCGTAGAAGATACGCTCCTGGTAATTGCCTCGCGTAACCTCCAATGGGTAGAACATTACTTCGGCGACGCTGTAGCGGCTGTTTCTGGCTGCCTCCGTGGATTATTTAGCGCGGCCCCTGGCTGCGACTTCCTCTGTTCGGATTATTCCGCTATCGAAGCCGTGGTCTTAGCAATGCTAGCCGGCGAACAATGGCGTATAGACGTATTCCGGACCCATGGCAAAATATACGAAATGTCGGCCGCTAAAATATCCGGTATTCCTTTCGAGGAAATGATGGCTAACGCCGGGTATACAGACTTAAACGCCCCGAAGTGGTGGGAAGTAAAACAGACCGGAGACCACCACCCGTTAAGGAAAAAAATAGGAAAGGTCGCCGAATTGGCTTCGGGTTACCAGGGCGGGTACGGCGCCTGGTTAGCATTCGGAGCGGATAAGCACCTCGGCGAAGCGGAGATTAAAGACTCTATAAAAGCCTGGCGCCAGGCGTCGCCCGCTATTGTAAAATTTTGGTACGGCCTGGAAGACGCGGCGGTCGCTGCAGTACAAAACCCAGGCCATTGCTACGAATACCACGGTATTACGTACGGAGTTAAGGACGACGTCCTCTACTGTCAATTACTTAGCGGTCGTAAGTTATCCTATCACCAGCCGAGATTACACCCGGACGTGACGCCCTGGGGTAAACAGGTTTTAAAACTTACGTATATGGGCTGGAACTCCGACTATAAAAAGGGCCCTATGGGCTGGATGCGATTAGATACGTACGGCGGTAAGCTTTGCGAGAACACCGTCCAGGCCACCGCGCGCGATATCCTTACGTATGCCTTAAAGAACGTAGAACGCGCCGGGTATGCCGTGGCCCTGCACGTACACGACGAAATAGTTAGCGAAGTCCTGGAAGGTACCGGGTCCGTAGAAGAATTCGAGCGTATTATGGCAACTATGCCCCCCTGGGCCACCGGTTGGCCTATCCGCGCCGCCGGTGGTTGGCGTGGCAAACGATACAGAAAGGATTAATTACTTATGCAATTATTACCAGGGGAAGTTAAGGCCGCTAACTGGGCTGGAATGGCGCGAAGATACTAGGCGACGAAAACCTCGCGTACGAACAGGTAAGAGTAGAAGCGGCCGGCGCCGATTGGGTCGTCGTTCGTTCCGAAGCGGGCAAGTCTAGGGCGGCCACATTCGCGCCATACGCTCCGCTAATAAGTCATGCAACAATACTTAAGGTACTTAAAGAATGCGAACTTTAGACGATATTACTACGGCGGTCCGTCGGGCCCAGCCCGTTACGACCGAGGAATTAACCCTCGCTATCTGTGCGTACGACGTTTTAATGTCGAAGCTTAAAGTAGAAAATAACCCCGTACAATTACAAGAATATTTCGTCGCTGGTGATAACGACCCGGCGGCTTATATAGGCCCAGCAAACGACCCCAGGAACGCGGAGTCGGTACACTGGCATAAAACCATGATAGGAGTAGAACCCGAATGATTAATTACGACCAACAAGCCGAAGAAATTTACCAGCAAAATAAGGAGGTAGGCTGGTGGGATAACCCCGACCGCTGTATCTACCAGACGCTACAACTTGTTTCTACTGAGATAGCCGAGGCTACCGAAGGTGAGCGTAAAAACCTAATGGACGACCACCTCCCTGGCCGTAAAATGGGGGAAGTTGAACTCGCCGACGCGCTTACCCGGATACTGGACGTAGGCGGTCGTTATAACTGGAAAATCGTACCCGTGGATTTACCCGGCCAATTCAGCGACCCGGACCTATCTATCGGCGGTAAGCATTTATTTATTAACGCCTGCCTTATAGGCCTTGTTAATGCCCTACCGCACGACCTGGAAGCACCGGACCGCGCCACCATGTACCATTATTCTATCCTGGTGCTGGCAATCGTTACGACGGCCGAAACCCACGGGTACGATATCGAGGGCGCTTTGGTTGAAAAACTGCAGTACAACAAAAACCGAGCCGACCACAAGCGCGCTAATCGTGCTAAAGAAGGCGGTAAGGCTTTTTAATTTTATAATATAAGTGAGTTAAAACTATGGATTTATACCAGCAAGCGCCATACCAGGATATGACGCCAGCGGAGTTCGACGAATGGAAGGAAAAACACCCTACACCGTTGGTCGACTGGACGGATTTATCGGACTTTGAAAAAACCGACAACACTACCGGAATGCAGCCGTTAGCCTGTGCCGGCAATAGCTGCGAGATTTAATTATGACTGATAGCGATTTAAACAGACTTATAACCGCGGTAGAAACTGATAACGAGGAGCACTTCCACGGTAACGTCCGGGAAGGGATAGTCGACGCACTTGAGGAACTGCGCGACGCCAGGGAAACATTAGAGGAAATTAAGGACGCTATAGGCTGGGTAGTTCCAGGTTAGGCGCCGTCGTCCTCTTTACGATTAGCCGGGAGACCGGCTGCTTTTCGTAGGTTCGCGGCTTCGATACGTTCCGCTTCTTTTTCTTTAAGTATTAAAATTTCTAAGTGGGTCTTCTCCCACTCTACCCGGCCTTTCCTAAAATGTGTATATATTAGAACGGACGAAAGTATTATCCCGACCAGGGTAGCCAGCTTACCTATATCATTCGGTATCATTTCCAGGGCTGTTCCCAGGCCCGAGCCTATCGTCCCCATTACGGTAACCCAGGCGACTTTTATGTCGCTTACTAAGTTGGTCGCGCTACCTACCGTTTTTACAATATCCCATAGTTTCATAGCGCCACCCTGTTTTTAAACCAGCCGTAGACGAAGCGTTCGTCCTTCTCGCGGCGTTCTGCCAGGTCGACATAGTAGGCGCCCTGTAAACAATTTAACACCCTGGTAAGTACCCCTTCGTTACGCCCATCCAGATATCCACGAAGGGCGGAAACCGTAGCCGGTCCGATAGCCCCGTCGACCACTAGGTCCGCGTATAGCTTCTCCTGGCTATTAAGAACATTTAACGCCCGCTGCAGGAATTTACCAGCGCGACCGGCGCCCATATTTACCGACGTGTCGACTACTTCTTCCGCTACGTGTTCGGATAGTTTAACCAGGTCGTCGCCTTTTACAGCGTCCCAGTATTTAGCCGAATAGATATCGAAAGCGACACTACGCGGTAAGTCCCACATAGCGCCGTTATAGCCATTAGCGCGGGCCACTGCGACGGTAATACCGAAGTTAGTTTCCCCGCCGCTATCGCTAGGGTCGTTAACGTAACCGCCTTCGACCCTGATAATTTCGTTAATTATACGGTTTTTCATATGTCCGCCGAATCTGGGTAAACCTCTTTTAACTTGTCGTAAGCCTGTCCCCATAACGGGACCGCCACGTCGGCGTTAAACTCGATAAGTTCTTCGTGTATGTACGAAGCCCCGCCGTCGAACGCCTCTTTACTTAAAAACCCACGGAAAAGAGCGCGGGACTTAACCCCGTGGTTACTAACTTCCACGTTATTAAGTCGGACATATAGTTCGCGTTCTTCACCGAATTTAGTTTTAATAGTTGCTTTAATAGCCATTTTATTAGCTCCTTAATTTATGGCGTAACGACGCCGAAAGATTTAAACACCGCAGTAGAGCCCGCGACGCCTGCAGTAGTACATACATACCCAATGAATCCCGAGGATACGGGAGCCTCTGAGTAACTTATATCTTTTACCTTGAAAGTCCCGGTGGTAGGCGCGAAGTTTTCGAAGACTACGTCCCTCGTACCTATTGTTTCTCTCTTAACGATAGCGGAGTTAACAATCTCGGCGTTATTATTAGACCACTTAACCTTAGTTTGAAGGGTTGAACCCGACCCGCCGATATTACCATCTTGACCACGGAAGTTATTATCCTCGACGGTAATATCTTCCGGGCTATTATTAGTACGTAGCGACGTGGTGAAACCTGTACGCATTTTATTACCGCTAACCCGTGTACCTCTGTCGCCTAGGTCCAGCGCAATACCGAGCGTAGCGGTACCATACGTAACCAGTTCATTATCGGTTATAGAATGCCCGTCTTGCTGCACATTATCTACGGTGTTAAAACCATTAATACACGTTGTAGCGGAGTTAACCAAGCCTATGTAGTTCCCGCTGATAACTTGGTTAACGGATAGTGCACTCCAGGCTATACCCGCCTTAGCGCAATGGTCGAATATATTATTGTGGATATAGTTGTGTGAAGACCCCACTAAGAATGCAGCGTGTCCAAAGTTATCTATAAGATTATTCGATATACACCAACCTTCGGCAGTGCCTAAAATCTTAATACCCGCGTCGTCACTAACCGCCCCGTCCCCACCCATAGTGTTATACGAGACAAAGTTGTTAACGGAAAGCCCGTTCGATAGAATACCTAGCGCGCAACGATTCATAAAACAGCCTAGAATCTTTGTAGCCCAGGTCCATTCGACGGATACGGCGGTCTTAAAACCGTCTATAAACACGTTTCTAAATTCATTGTAGAACGGGCGGTTACCGGTGTCGCCTTTAAGGTATATTCCTACGTACGTGTTAGGTGTAACGGGGTGTAATACGTTACTAAATAGTGTTAAGTTTTCAATTAGCAAACCGCCAACGCCTACCGCGCTAGTTTCAAAAGCGGAGTTACCGAGGCAAATAATTGTACCAGCTCTACTACTATCTCCACAAATATGCTGTCCTTGGTAGATAGTTAACACGGAGCTGGTTAAAAACGCCCCGTTTCCGACGTCGCCCTTTGGTATGTACACCGCTAGCTTTTGCTTCACGAAGCTGTAGTCTAGCGCTGCTTGTAAAGCTGTCGTACTGTCTCCACTGCCGTTATTTCTAGCCCCGAATGTCGTAACGTCTAGCGCACCATGTATGACGATAGCTGCTACATAGTCCGTACCGCCGCCGACGTAATGGTCTCCGAATCCGTCCGGTATAGCCCCATAATCGGCAATTGTTAATATCACATAGAAAGCGCCGCCCTTCGGTGTTTCCGAGGCTGCCGCCCACCCAGAATAGTACGCCTGGGTCTGTACGGTTGCTTGTGCTGCTGCCAGTTCCGCAAAGGAGACGGCCGCCGCCACCGTAGTACCGGCCACCATGCTAACGACCGAGTCGAATACGGCCGCCGCTGCGATACTAGGGACTCTTTTAAGTGCTTCTAGGTACTGAGACGCCCCTACTTCGTCCGGCGCCCCCGTTGGTACAATCCCAGCGGTCACTAATAGCGACTGCTGGAACCCTTCGATATCCCTTAGTTCTGCCGCTACACGCGGCGTACCTGTTAGGTCTCCGGGGACCGCGTCGTCTCGGGCGCTGCCATAGGGGTAAGCCGCGTTAGGGGCGTTAACCTGGCCGTTATAATCTACCAGTGTCGATGGGTTGTTAGCCATTTTACTATCTCCTAAGAATATTTAACTAATATACCTAACCACTGTTGGGCCGGGCAAATTTTGAGACAAAGCGCCTCGAATTCATCTTTTCTAAGCGCCTCTACATTTGCCAAAGAGCCGAAAACAGCGCCACCTATATAGAGGAAATAGGGCCATTTAGCGGGGTCCGCCGGTATAATATAGTTCTTTTGTATTTTCTGTAATGATGAATAATTACCACACGTAGCGGCTGGATTACCACACGTAGTGGCGGGATTACCACAGGTTACAGCGTATTTCGGTACGGTCTGTAATATCTTGTTAACTAGCGGATATCCTAGCGGCTGTAGTGTAGAGCCTGCCGTAGCGGCTGGATTACCACACGTAGTGGCGGGATTACCACAGGTTACTTGAAATTTCGTTATAATCTGCGACGGTCTTAGCCATAATAACGGGTTACGCGGCGTTACGCATTGTTTCACGCCTGGCGCTGGTTGTGTTCCTTCGACCCACCACGAATGTAAGTACACGTCGAAGCCGTTAGCTTGTAGCGTATCCTGTATGTATCGGGGGCCCTGACCGCCTAATGTTTTCCATGTGGCGTCTAATCGGTCGCGCCGCTGTTGCTCTGTTAACGATGTATTTTTCGATAGTGCGAAATTATTTTCCCAGGCGTCTAACTCCCTGGTAGTTTGCGGGAATATGTCCAGCCAGATATCATCGAAGAACGTCTTAACGTCCCCCCCAACGCCCGAAAGCCCTTCGAAAAACTGTCGGAGCTTTTTATCTACCGTAATACGCCATGCTCTAGCGTTGGGTAGTAGGTGCTTAAATATCCTTAAGAACATCATAGGAAAGTTACCGTAGCCGCTTTGGCTTTCTCACCCACTCCCAGGGCGTACGTGTCTATATTTATGGTGGACTGTTCTACTATTACGCCCGTAAATATACCGCCGGATGCGCTAACGATATCGTCGACTACACCAGCTACCCCGCTGTTAGTTATGCGGTCCCTTCTTGGTAATACGGATAGACCCGCGATAAAAGGTCCCCTGTCGAGGAAATATTCTTCTACGGCGCCCGTTATCGTCGCTTGTACTTGCGCCAGGTTATCTACTTGTAGCCCTGTAACTTTAACGTCGAATCCCGTACGTGTGATAGGGAACGAATTAGCCAGGGCGTTAGCGGGTCGCCTACTGGCTAGACCGTTCTGGTCCAACTCAATAGAATCTAATACCGCCTGCAGTTGCGCCAACGTTGGTACCCCGTCCGGGTCTCCGGAGCTTTCCACCGTGGCCTCGACGTATACGTCGACCTGTCCGGGGCAATCGCTGGTATAAGGGTATACGTTAATAACCCCGGCTACTTCTTCGCCCCATATCTCATAATCAGCATACGCCCCACCCTGGGGTCTTTTCTGGAATCTGTCTATAACTCGCTGGCGGTACGCTTCTGTACTTTCAGCATTCGCGCCGGTAACGGTCTGGATAACCACAACGGCGTTACGCGATACGTTAGCCAGGGGGTTAGCGAAGGAAATAATAGCGCCGGGGTCTAAGTTCCCTATAGCGCCGGAACCGCCCCCGCCTGCCTGGTCCGAAGCTGCCCTTACGGTCGCCTGGACGACTGAGGCGTCTAGAGCTACCGCGCCTATCGTAATGTAGGTAACCCCGTTATCGGTGCCTACTAATTGGGTCCCGGAGGGCAATACGCCGACCTGGGTATCGACGGTAATATCGATAAGTAATTCGGCGCTAGTGGCTGGTACCGGGTCACCTACCCCGATAAGTCGGCCCCACTCGGTAAGCGGTGTTACTACTTCGCCGTTAACGGTAGTTTCTTTATCGCTGGCAGTTTGTACGAATACCTGCCGGGACATAAACCCGCCGTACTTATACAAAAGCACGAATACGCCGGCTACGGCCTTCGCTAAGACCCTTAAAAACGATTTAGGTAGTAGTGGTATAGTTTGGTTAAGAGACGCTTCTAGCTGCGCGATAATATTGTCGCTTATTTCTTTAGTTGTTGGGGTCTGTAGACTCATGCGCCGGCCTTCCAATTCTCTACGAACTCGAAGCTAGATTCTTCGCCCTGGGCCTCGATATCGATTGTTAGTTTGATTCTGTTTATACCTGGGATACTGGCGACCACGTTAACCGAGGACGCTACTTTATTCGTAATAAACCAGGATAAATCCCTATTCGCCGCGTCTTCTATGCGACGTAAATTTCCGCTAGTAGCGGTTAACGCTTGTAATAAATTCTGGGTTTCGCTGCGGTATTCCCTGGCCGGGTCCACCTCGTCGATATTGGCCCACCAGTTCGCCTGGTTGTCGGCTCTACCGTCGTCGTCTTCATTGCCGCCAAACAACGACAAATAGGCGGACGTTTCTAGCCCGCCGCCCATAGTAACGATACCACCTTCGACTGTAATATTACCGTCGTCGTCTGTCTGGAATAGGCTAACGTCGCCTTGTTGTTCTGCCATTAGGTATTAGGCCCTGTATTACCCGGGGGTGTACCGGCTAGGTGTAAATGCCCCGCCAATTCTTTACCGGCTGCCTTAACGGACGTACTGCCTGCTATGGTGTCGCCTGTAATCGTCGCTGGACTTGTTATATTCCCGCTAGTATCTATAGTAACACCATTTACCAGAAAGTCCCCTCCGGCCGCTAGTTCGAAAGAACCGCTACCGTTGTCGCCTTTAATAGAGCCGTCCGCCTTAGCGTCGAACGTAGATTCCGGCGTCGTGGTTATAGCGCCGCCGTCTGGCTGTAAAGTTATAGACCCGTTTTCGTTTAAGACGGTCGCTTCTCCGGTATTCTTAAGCCATATTTCGACAATAACGACGCCGTCTTCGTCCCTGGCGTAGATACGTTTATCGCCGGGCTGGGCTTTAGGTTCGTTAAGCGGGTCCAGGTATCCAATAGCAGATTCCCGACCCGAACCGCTATCGGTATTTAAGGCCACGTAGTCGCCTGGTAACGGGTGCGAATCGTCCCCGGCTGCTGCGAAATGCTCGGCGGTTATATTAGGTCCTCCGCCCGGGTCGACTTTAACGTCGGAGATTTTCGCCTCATTCCTGGAAGTGCGTAGGAAGGATAAAAGTTTCGCTATTCGTCCCATGGTAAAGCCCCCGGGATTTTCCCGCTAAATGCGCCTGGTACTACTAAGTTAAGGGTAGCGGTTTCCGTCGCCCTGTCCCGGCTAAACTCAATAGACCGGATAATAAATTCGTATTCTTTGTATATCATAGCGTCGGGGGCTAGTAATTTTATAGACGTATTCGGGTCCCATAGTGTACCGTTCGGGTCTCGCCAGGTAGCTACGCGAACCGAGTAGGAAGCCATATTCCCGAACATACGCCCCGACTTAGCTTCTACGGCTGATTTAACGTCAGCGTCCAGTGTATCGGGTGCGTTGAAAGTTAACGGCCTGGTAACGCCTAATAGGCGCGGATTCTTAACGGTAAACTGGGACCCTGCCAGGCCGACGACTACCGGTTCGATTCCGGTTATATGGCTGTAGTATTCCTGGGGGCTAAAGAACGGCGTAACCGATAATACGGGCGCTACCCCCTGCTGCAGTCTTGCGACCGGTTGGCCGCCTTCCGAAGACTGTAGGAATACCAATTTACCGCGCGACGAACTGGATATTATTAAGTTACGCTGTTTCGCTAACTCGGTTAAAAACGCTAAAACTTTCTTACCGGGCTCGATGGCTACGCGTTCAAATACTGCGCCCTGGTCTGCTTTAAAATCCACACTTACGCCGAAGGGCGCGGCCAATGCGGTAGCTATGTCGCGTAGGCCTTGGTTATCGAACTCTAGCGGGAAAGAGCTAGCCGGCGGAGTACAATCGTTAAGAACACCCGGCAAGGAATAACCGCTTACGGCTATTATTTTCTGCGCGTTTTCTAAAACTGGGCTTACGGCGACCATGGTACCAGTGAATAGCGGGGCCCCGCCGACCGTAATAGTAACGCTTTTAAATGAGAACGGGCGGAACGTCTGCCTAAAGCCCGGCGCTTCGGAGTCGAACGGCGCACCGAATTCTACCGTATCCACGGTATCGATAGCGCGCGTAATCCGTACCTCGCCCCAAAATCGAAAGCGTTTACCGTCGATTAGGACAGCGACCTCGTCGTCTGTACTGCTATCTGCGGACTGTTGTACGTTCTGGGGGGCGTCTGGTAGAACTGGAACAGTTAACGTCGTACCGGCTGTTAGCGGTTGGGCTACGCCGGGGTTCGCTCGGGCTATAAGGTCCGCTTCTTTCTCGGTACCGTATTTCTTACGCGATATACTTTCGAAAGTATCGCCGGTAATTACGCTATACGTAGTAGACAATTTCGCGCCCCTTCGGTACTTCCAATATTTCAGAGCCGCTTAGATTATTCGAACTAATAAAAAAGTCGAGTTGGTCGTCTACGCTTCCGTAGAACTCCGCCACCAGGTCGATAATAGTTCGGTTACGGGTAAGAATTATGCTTCGCTCCTGCTTCAAGGTAAACGATATTTCTACCAGAAAACCGGCGGTAAGTGCTACGGCTTCCTGCAGTTGTTGGTACGAAGCCCCCGTATCTACTTCGCCTAACGATTGGAAATTCGCGTCCCGCCAGTTTGTTACGTCGTCTAGCTGGGTAAGTATTAGTTCCGCCGCCGCCAGCGCTTCGGACTTGGTAGTAAACTGATTATTTACCACGGAAACCACGGAGCCGGTAACGTACGTAGACGCGTAAAGGTCTTTAGTGTGGAATCCGTTAGAACTGCTCGCGTCCAGGCTAGGCGTAACGACCGCGTCGTCCCCCGAGATAATAGAGTCCGCCAGATTTTTATACGCGTCTAGCCGGGCCGTTATGCTGGTTAGCGCTCTCGCAGGGGCCTGCAACATGATAGCGGTTTGAAAGGCTAAAGTTTGAAAGGCTAAAGTAAGCGGCTGGGCGATTAGTATATCGATGCCCTGATTAATGGAGTCGACTATCGCGTCGAATTGTTTTTGTACGTCTGCCTGGGTGTCTGCCACGGTCTGCAGTACGCTAGAAGCGGTGCCTAATAATACCTGGTAATCGTTCTTGAACGCCGCGGCGTCGACCGCACTATCCAGGCTAGTAACTTCCTCGAATTCTGCGGCCACGGCGTCGTTATACTCGTCTATCGCAAGTAACACCGCGCTAGCTGGGTCCGCCTGGGCTGCAGGGTAAATTAACCCTATGGTCTCCCATAAAGTAATCTCTAATACTGCCTGGTTTGCGCCTGTCTTCAAATCGTCGCGGCGGGTAATAGTGCCGAACGGTACGACGTCCACGGTTCCGTAAATCGGGTGTTCTAACTTACCGGTACCGCGCTCCAATAATGCGGCCTCGAATGCGTCGGCCTCCTGGTCGTAATCATTGCCCCAAAAGAAAACCCTAAGCGGGTACTTTCTACCGGAGTGGCCCAGGTCTTGGACGAACGTACCGTCCGCGTCCGGGAATTCGAAGCCGGTAGTTTTCTTATCTACTTTTTTACTTACATTTTCATACCCGAAGGTAAGTCGAGCGCCCGAGGGGGGCGTATATGCCGCTTCGCGTATTCTGCCATTCCATGCCATTAGCAAATTACCTTAAGTTTTATTTCCGTCGAGTACCCTTCGCCGACTATTACCTCCGGCTCTAGGTCTGCGGCGGTTACGTAGCTTACCTTGGGGGAGTACGCGGGCTGTATAGGCTTAAGGGCCAACATACCGAACTTAACGCGTACAGTGTCATTCAAGAACGAAACGTCGTCGGTGCTGCTGTCTATTTTAGTGATACCGCACGGCATGGGGGGCCCGCAAACCGCGACAGTAACGACCGTAGCCCCTAGCGCGGTCAAATCCACGGGGGCACCCAGGCTATCGACTATATTGAAAACGGTTTCGTTACCCGAGTTTTTTGCCGCAGTTATAGGTATCAGCATGATTTTAGCTCGCCGGTTGCGCTATCTGTAGGGAGTTTATAGTCGAATCCTCGCCTATAACATAGCTAGTGCTTGAAACTACCAGTTCTTGTGCCCCGGTGCCGACATTGTCGGCTTGCGAGTTCGTAGAGTTTGTGTTTAATGAGGGCATTGTACTAGATCCTTATCGTAAAACTATTTGGTGTAGTTTGTATGGTTTTTGCGCTGTCGTCAATTTCTATAATTTTTGTTAGGGTATCTACCACGATAACAAAGTCTGGGGCTACATCCGGAATATCCCCCGCACTGCCGGCGAAGACCAACGACGGTAATTCTGCCGAGAATTCAAAAGTACCATCAGCGCTCCATTCGTATATCTCATCGCCAGCGTCTTGAGTATTGGCCGGCGCCCCCGTTACCGAGTCTATCGTGGGCATTAGAAGGACCCCGAGGGCTGTAACAATAAACCAGGACCCATACTTCCGCTAGTCACTTCCGCGCGTCCTGACTCGTCGCGGATTGTTACTTCGGCGGTGCTGGTGGTCCGCTGTTCTTCAATACTTCGCGCTACTCGTTCCTGTGGGCTTACTACCTGGGGGCCTGCGCCGGCGCCCTGGTCTGTATCGTCGCCCGCGTCAAAGCCCAGGGATACCGCTAATTTACTTATAGCGTCGCCGAAACCGCCCTTAAATGCGTCTTTTATAAATTTTATAGTACGGACTACTAACTCTAGCGGGGCTAGTATGGCCCTTATAAATGGGTTCATTTTACCGAATGCTTCCGCTACTTCGTCAATCCATACGACCAGCGCCGTAAACGCGGCTATAGCTGCTATTACTGCCAGGACTATTAGACCTAAAGGGTTTAAGGCCATAACGAGATTAACAAGGGTTAGTATCGCTATCAGACTCTTAAGGACTAACGCGAAGGCTATAAACACTCCTATAGCTTTAGCGCCCCATTGCACCCATTCGATTATAGCCGGTAGGTTAGTTATTAACCCCGCTATAAAGTCGCCTACTCTAGTAGCGATTAAATCTTCGTTAGCGCCTACCCATTTCGTCATGTTATCAACGACGTCTTTTAATGGCCCATTATTTAACCCGAATATCTTGACTTTTACGGCATCTACTGCAGACCCTAGTAATAGCATACTGCCTTCAAAAGTATCCATTCGGAGGGCTGCCATTTTGTCGGCGGCGCCCTTGGCGTTTTCGAGTTCTTTAGTTAGTTTTTCTAGTTTACCGGTTTCGAATAGTTTACTTAAATTAGCCGCTGCTTTTTGACCTCGTAACCCTACTAGCTCCGCTAAAAATGCCACCTGGTCAAAGTTTCCGCCGACCTTCTTAGAAGCCTTAGACAATTGATTAAGCACCTTCGAAAGCGGTAACATATTGCCTTTAGAGTCTTTAAAAGATACCCCTAAACGCCGCATTTTCTTTTGCATTCCGACGGTAGGCGCCGCCATTTTAGTAAGCATGGTGTTAAACGCGGAACCTGCAACCGACGCATCTAACCCGACGTCTTGCAACAATGCGACGCCCGCGATAACCTCTTCTAAGGGTATGTTCAATTCTTTAGCAGTTGAAGCCACATTCTTCATTGATTCGCCGAGGGTGCCTATAGACGAGTTCGTACGCGCCGACGCTAGCGCCAACACGTCCGCAACCCTGGAGGCCTCTACAGTTTCAAGCCCCATACCCTTCAACACGTTAGATACGTGGTTCGCTACTTCCGCAATCTCTAGGCCGGAAGCGGCGGCGGCGCTCAATACTGCGGGGGTGGCACTTAGTATATCGTTCGCTTTAAAGCCCGCGCGCGCCATTACTTCCATGGCGTTGGCTGCTTGAGTTGATGTAAATTTAGTGGTTCGCCCTAATTTTAAGGCTAGGTTTTCGAGGGGCTCTATCTCTTTTCTGGTCTGCAGGGATACCGCGCCTACGTTGGTTATGGCTTGCTCGAAGTCGGCACCCGCCGCTATTACGTTAGCTGATAGCGCGCCGAATATAGCGCCCGCTACCGCTACGTTCCGGCCGACGGTTTTAAGCCCTCCACCGAATTTATTAACGCTGCGGTTAAGTTTGTCGAAGCCTCGACCCATTGAGCGGGTTAATTTACCTACTCGGTTTTGCATCCGGGTAACTGGTGCCGTTACGCGGTCTACTGCCTTAAACACGGCTTCTACGCTAAAACGGCCTGCCATAATTACCCCTATTTAGGTTTTGTATGCTCTCTTAGCTCCGCGCGCAATCCTTCGTAAAAGAATCGTATTTCATGCGCTAAAAGCGTTCTGGCATCCGGTAGGCCTGGGTAATCTCGGCTAACCTGTAGTAACATTTCAGTATATACAGGCTGGAACGTGTGGCTATGTTTCCCGTCTTTATCTTTCGGGAGCCTTTCGTCCGCGCCGCGACGAACTATCAGGGTCCGGACTAACCCAAAAAAAGCGTTGTTATTGCCATGCAGACTTTAAGGTCCGGCATTTTCATTTTACTAAACGTGTTCGCGTGGGTCTTAGTAATCTCCCCCATAGACGCGTACAGTTTTCCGATATCTTCGGTTTTCTTCTTACGGTCCATTGCCATAAGAGACGCGCCCGTCGGTTCGTAGAACGTAATAACGTCCGCGTCGTTCGTGCGTTGTGGTGTAAATACGGGTTCGCCGTTATCATTTACTACCAGGGACCCCGACTGGATAGCCGCGATAATCCGGTCTTTCTGCTGTTCAAACCCTTTTTTATCTTCCGCGTCCATATCGACCGGGTCGATATCGAGGTCCATAGATTCCGCGAATCGGTTAAAATCTTGTTCGGCTACTTCTTTCGCTATTTTATCAGTCATAATTAAGCCCTATTTGCTTTATTAAATTGGTGCCGCACCCTGGAACTAACCAGGCGAAGGGATAGGGCGCCCGCGCGGCATTATGCCCTATGTTTATCTTACTGCTTAGTTAATACGCCAGGACCCATTAGAGAAACCGCCGCCGTAGCGTTTTGGCTGCTCGCTTGAGTCTCGCCGACTATCTGGGCGGTACCCTGGTAGTCGTTACCCGAGGCGTACGAGATAACCACGGGGAAGAAGTCGTTACGGTTCGAAAGTTCTTGTAAGAACTCCTGGTCCGCTCGGTCGTCGTCAATTTCCACGGTTAAGCCGTCAATCGACAAAGGTACGCGAGTCTTAATTAAACGCGCTGTACCGTCGCCGTTTGCCTGAACTTCGTTTTCGAATCCGCCTAGCTTGCGCTGGGATTCGGCGTCGGCCGCGACTGCAAAGCCGCGCCCGTCTAATGTAATGCTTTCAATGCTGCCACCTACTGCTGCCATTTTCCTAACTCCTTACTTTACGCTACGACCGAGGCCGTACCGAAGAAAAACCCGAAATTCAAATCTACGGAAATTATGTTCGTATTTCCGCTTAGTTGAACAACAGTTGTAGAAACGTCCAGGCGCTTAGGGTTCTGGTCGTTAATTTCCGCCCGGATATTAGCCTTCGCGGTTTCTGGGTCGCTGATAATGGCGTTAAGGCCTAAGCTATCCAGCATAGAAGCGACGGCCGCTACTGCTACCTTCGGTTTCTTCGCCGAACGGTTAACCGTTGGCTGGTTGTCTGGAATTAATGGCGCGCCGTCCCATTCTGGGGTAGCGAAAATTAAGTCCAGGTTAAAAATAATATTCTGTAGTTTAACAATATCTACCACGTAACGATAGGCCGGTATAGGGTCCCCCGTTGGGTGGAAAAAAGTAACTACGTCGGATATGTTAACTACGCCGTCCTTAACTTCGATAGACGAACTACCTTTCTTAATAGCGACGTCCCGGTCCGTGTAGGTCCACTGTTCGCCGTCCGTTCCAGGCGTTAAACCTGTAGCGTCCTGGCTGCCGTAGTCCTGAGGCGGGTTGTTATTTGCGACTTTAACGATACGGGCCAACTGTCTAGCGGCCACAACAAACGGTAAATCGTTAGAACCTGGGGCTACTAGCTGGCCGTTCGTACGGTCCGTTTTACGGGCGTCCGATACTGCCGTCGCATTCGTTACAGTCGTCGCAGTGTTGCCAGTTAAAACTACCAAGGGCTTACGAACTAACGACCCCCAGCGGCCTTCGCCGAAAGTAGAATATTTATCAAGCGTTGCGGTGTCTGCTATGTCCAGGCAGTTAAGGACCATGGTTTCCCATACGCCGCCGACCTGGTTAAGTGCGTCGTCTACGTCTGGGTTTACCAAGCCGCCTACTGGCTGGGTTATAGCGAACGAAGTACCGGCGGTAGTTGAACCGACGACCTCGACGAAAATATCGTTAGCGCTTGCACCTTCCCATTTCGACGTTAAATCTAACTGGGTGGAAGTGCCGGGCGTAGCGTCTACCGCTAAAACCGGCATTTCCAGGGTAGCGTTAACCGCTGCGGCCATAGCCGTAATAATATCGGCCACGGTGTCGCCTACACTGATAACGAACTGTTCCGAGACGATGTTATTAATATTAATCGTATACGCCGCTGCTTCGGTTTGCGCTCCACTCGGGATAATATCCCCCGTAGAAACTACGCCCGCGCCGTCGTCTACCAATGGGTAAACAGTAACCGGGATAGCCCCGACGCCGTCGCCATTAACTGGTAATAGTTTTAATACTGCTAAATGAATCGGGGACCCAAAGCCGTAGAGCGTCGCCGCCTCCGTTGCGCTAGTTACCTGGCGCTTTGTGGTCGCATATACTGAGGCTGTAGAGCCTTGGCCAACAACGGCGATGCGTTGCGGTAGGAATAATATACCCCTACCTCGTAAAACTTTAAATGTTGTCTTTATGCCGACTACTCGCGCCACTGCGGACGCGTCGACCGCGCTTGATATTGCCATGGGTATATCTCCTATTATGGCGCTAAATAGTCGTAATCAGCTTCGAGGACGATTTCGCCGTCTTCTGCTCTAATTACGTCTACCGATAAAAGTTCTAACGTCACCGGTTCGACCTGTGGCGAGAACTCGTTAAATACTACACGAAGGGCTAATCTAGCGCCTACTATTTGTTGCATCTGGCGGCCGTCTAATTGCGGCTGGAAGACCGTAACCGACTGGGGCCAGCGTTGCCATACTAGGCCCTGCAGACCTAAATACGTGTATTCTGCGGCCATTAGGATATTACGTATTAATCGTAACGCTTTCTGGACCTCGAACGCGGCTTCTCTATCTCCCGGAATATGTCCGGTACCGCCGTCGTCTCTGCTAAGGCCGTAGCCGTAGCAATCAATATTATATACAGTTTCGGACGCCTGGCGTTCCGATATATTGCTCTTACCCGGTGCGAAGTTAGAATTATCATACCAGATATTTACGATAGGGCTTCGGTCGGTCTGCTCGTTAAGGAGTTGTTCCCAGGGGTTCGACCTCTCCGTAAAAATTCTAAGTTTCCAGTCGTCCGGGTTTGGCTTGCCCGCCGTCGTAGCTAATGCTATCTGGCTGGCTACTTCCGTGGTAAGTATCGCGGCTATCTGGTCGCGGATAACTTCGAAGGAGTCCTGTTTATCAATCAATGTCGATATGGCCATGTAACCACCCTAAAAGTATTACTCTTTGCTAGGTTCTCGTTAGCTGTAAGTACCTGTAAATTCCAAGAGGCATGTAAACCGCTAACTAAAGAGCCCTGTAACGGGACTATGTGGTCGACGTGGTGTTCAATACCGGTTTCTTTAGTTAAGAGTCTAGCTTCTTCGTAAATAGCTAAAATATCGTTATTATCCTGCTCCGTTAACCATTCGGGCTTACGTTGTATTACGGCGCTAAGTCTATTCGAAGCCCAAAAATTTACTAAGGCGCGGTTTTCTTCTCTGTACTTCGGTCCGTATTTCTTCTGGTATTCGCTGTTTTTAATCGGGTCCCTGGACGCTTGTTCTTTTTTATAAAGCCCTTTCCCGTTAACCTTCCTATAATTCGTTTTATAGTTTTTCAACTGGTCTTTATTTTCTGCGGCGTACGATTTCTGGTACTCCGCTATAGCTTCTTTATTTTCGATTACCGAATTAAGGCGGCAAGCCTCACACCTACCATTAGCTGTACGTCTTAAATCCACATGGTTATTTTTACACGGTTTACCAGTGAAATAAAACTTATCTTTAGTGCTTAAAGCTGTCTTTCTAGTCGCTGGTAAACTCATTCGTATAATTCCAGTAATAGGGTAACCAGGCCGAGCGCTCTATCCGGGTTCGACTGGGATACTTTAAACTTAAAAGCATTACCGTTAATGTCGTCGAATTCGATTAACCAGGGCTTAATACCGGCGTCTGCAATACCACGGGGTAAGGTTAAGCCGGTGGCTAGGATAGAAGATATACGTAACGCTACGGACGCTAAACGGCCGCTTACGGCTTGCCCGGTGTCTGGGTCGATAATCTGCGCGATATCGTCCGAGAAACCCGTAAGAGGTCGAACGGTCCCCGAAGGATCCGTTACAGTAATCGGCCAGCCGAAACCCGTAGCCCCATCTTCTAAGATAAGGCCGAGGTCGGATTCTGCTAGCTGGCGAATACTCATACTACGCTTTGCCTACGTGGCCGCATTTAACGAAAGCGTCTAACGCTTCCTTACCGCCGGCTAGGTCGTCGGCTTTAATCTCGGCGCCGTCTGCTATCAAACCGCGTTTACTGGTTAGACACTTACCGGGCATAACGTAGAATGGCGGTTTTTCGCCTTCCTCCGCTTTGACTTCGTCGGCCCTTTCCTTTGCTTCTGCGGCGTCCGGCGTAAGGTCTTTGTCGGCTTTCAGGCTGCTAAGAATATTAGCCAGGTCACCGTTATTTTTACCTTCGGTTTCCGGCGCGTCTTTTTCAAGTTCCACCGATAACGCCGCGATAGCGGTAATTAAATCTTTATTACTTGGCATAATTTTAGCCTCAAATAATTAAGCGCCCAGGAAACCCCGGACGCTAAGGTTAATTTCTAAAGCTGAGTATCTAAACAGCCGAACGTATCGATAGCCGTAGGAATCATTAGCGGTCTAGCGCCGACGCCCCCGAATAACTGTTCGCCGTCATTAGATAACCAGGCGTTCGTAAACAAGTCCATACCGCCGGCTGCATTACTAACGCGGCTAGGTAGTTCGGGTAGCAAGCCTGTAGCTTGTCCGCCGACTAACGCGCCGATATTAGGGATAGCGCCGAATGTGGCGTCCATGCGACCAGAAGAAGCACGTACCACAATCTTTCCAGGGTCTAAGAATTGAGTCTTAACGCCTGTTTGTGGGTCTTTATATCTACCACCGTAAGTCCACACGTCATAGCGATAGTTACCGATTTCTACGATACCGCGGAACGTGCCGCCATTACCGCGCATTTCCATAGGTGCAATCGTACCTAGGTCGATACGTCGAATATTTAATCGCGCTTGTATCGCCGCGTCACTAATGAAGTTTTCGAACGCGTCGATACCCATAAGTAATTGGTCCGGGTCCGATAAGCCATCGTTACGTATAACTTCCGCTAGTGCGCTGATATCCGCGATTTTCTGCGCGCCGGTAGCCGTGGCCCAGGAAACGCCAGCCGTCGGGAAATGCGTAGCTTTAGGTTTGTAGTCTAAAGTATAAAGCGCTACGCCGTTGCTATCTGTTAGCGTAACCGTACCGGTCTGTAGGACCTGCGACGATTGAACTTCGATAGAGCGGCGGATTTTACGTTCGATTTTCGTCATACCGTTAAACATGCGTAGGATAACATTCGCTCTAAAGTCCGGGGACTGGAACGGGTCTTGTCCTGGCATACGTTTAATTAAGTCGAACGAATTAATAGGTAGTGCTTCCTTATGGATAGGGGGCTTAAAACCTTTATTCGTATATAGGTCTTCGGAATTCATACGGTAACCCGTACTTAAGTCCTGAATAACGATAGAGATATCTTCGTCGCTACGTACGATATCGATTTCCACTTCTTCCGAAGAATGGAAATTTTCCGGCGGGCTCTGAAATAACCCCGAAAGGAATAAAGTAGGCTGTGCCATTTGCATATATGCTTTAAGCATACGTTTAGTAGTTGAACCGCTCATGCTATACGCTCCTATTGGTTGTCAAGAATATTTAATTCTTGCACACCGATTGAAATAAGGGAATAGTCGCGTAATTGGTCAAGGACCGCCGCGTCTACGTTACTACCGTCGCCGTCGGCGTTGATAATTAAGCGTTCGGCACGTACTGAGCCCGAGACCATATCGCGGATACTTACGTCGCCGGCGCCTGCTGCCACTACGTCGTAAGTTACTACCGCTTTAGGGATTCCGTTTTCGTTAGTTACGCCGCCTTTAACAAAAGGGACCAACTTAAGCGAAGCCGAATCGCGCGCCAGGATAGTTCCTTCTAAGACCGTCGCCGCACCCGCAAAGGTAAGGAGGTCGTCGCGGAACTCGCCGTCTTTTAGGATTACGTTACCTAAATCCACATTGGTAATAGTTAAATTAGGCATGTTATGCGTCTCCTAAGCCGAGTTTAGATTCGATAATGCTAGCAACGTCGCCGCTTTCGTCTTGTGCGTTAGCATTGTCGCCCGCGTTCGCGCTAAGGTCGTCTTCCTGTCGGCCTGCTACGTCGCTGCGGTTCATGCCTGCAGTCATGTAGGTAGCCTGTAAGGTCGCCGTCATGCCCGAGCCGTCTTTAATTGAAGCGCTAGCGGTTTTCATATCGCCCGAGCTTTCCCCCATCATTAAATGGGCCGAAACGCGGTCGCGTTCTTCTGTAGTACCCTGCTGCACCGCCGCCGCGAAAGTTTCGGGGTGCTGGGCCTGTAATTGTTTAAGGTCCATGTTATTGGCCTCCGGTTGGTTCCCGCTGTTGGCGG